CGGAGGCCTTGACCGTGGCCGAGCCGTAGGCCGTGACCGTGGCCGAGCCGGAGGCCGTGACCGTGGCCGAGCCGGAGGCCCTGACCGTGGCCGAGCCGTAGGCCGTGACCGTGGCCGAGCCGTAGGCCGTGACCGTGGCCGAGCCGTAGGCCCTGACCGTGGCCGAGCCGGAGGCCCTGACCGTGGCCGTGTCGTAGGCCCCAGCAGACCCACCAACCTCGATCCACACACCCGCGGGCGACTGGATCAGGATGTCCGCGTACCGGTCCTTGCCGTGCTTCTTGAGGGCCGCGTCGAACCCGGCCTGCGTGGTGACGGTGATGGTGCTCACGCTGCGTCACCGAACCCGCGGGTCGTGCGGTCCGGGTCAGCCGAGAACGCGTCCCGCACCGGCAGGAGACGGACGTTGTCGTCGGCACGGTGCATCGCGGGCCGGTACGGCCCGCCGCACTTGGACAGGTCGGTGACGATCTCGTACGGGGCCCGGTGACGGCCGGGACCGTCCGGGAAGATCGAGCGCTTCATGGTTACTCCCTGCTTGGCGGTTGAGTGATTGCTTGCTGGTTCAGCTGGCGCGTCGGGCGTTGGCTGCTTCCTTCGAGGCGATCCAGGCTGTGATCGCTTCGGGTCGGAACCGATAGGGCGACGAGTGGTCGTTGACCTTGTAGGCCGGGATGGCGCCGCGTCTGGCCATTCGGCGCACGGTCTCCTCGGCCACACCGAGCGCCGACGCTGCCTCGTGGACGTTGAGTGGGCGGGCGCGCATCAGGCCGCCTCCCGACGGTCCTTCTCGAGAACCGAGACGGGCACGTTGAGCGCTCGAGCAAGCCGCTTCGTGATGGCCGGGTTGGGCTGCCGCCGGCCGTTCTCGAGGTCGGAGAGGTAGCCAAGGGACATGCCCTTTTCGGCCTCTCCTGGGCCCGGGGGGACGGCCGCGGCGAGCGAGGTGAGGGTGTGGCCGTCCTTCTCACGCAGGACGCGCAACTCCCACCAGATGTCTGGGGCGGCGGGGTTCTTGGCGGTTGGCATGTTCGCAACACTACGCGCGAAGTACTGCGAAGGCCAGTGCCCAGCCTAGCGAAGGTGTGCGAACCACTCGTTCGGAGTAGTGCGAACTACGCGCCAACGCGCTGACCTGCAGTGTTCGAATACGACACGGATGTAGTTGCGAAGTTCTGCGGAGGCTTCGCAACTAGCGTTCGCAGCCATACGCTCGGCAACGTGGACGCCATGACGACACCCAACCCACCACCAGAGGCAGCACTCATCGAGAAGGCTCGAGCGATGATGCGCCCCAAGGTGTCAGTGCGAGAGGCCGCCCGCCGTGCAGGCATCAGCGAGGGCCGATGGCGCCAGATCGCCAAGGGCTACCAATCTGTCGCGGGAGGGTTCCACGCACCCGTCACCGCGCCGCCCGACACTCTCGCCAAGATGGCAAGGGTGGTCGGTGTCTCCGACTCAGAACTCCAAGAAGCAGGACGATCCGATGCCGCTAACGAGATGCGGTATCTCGACGAAGTCACGCGCGACGACTGGCGACTGCAAGCGCTCCGGGAAAGGCCGGGCCTCTCCCTCGCTGACTACTCAGACGTCGAACTCGCGCAGGAACTTCTCAACAGGATGGTGATCAGAAGTGGAACCCCCACCAACCCGATGGGCGATCTAGACCTAGAAGACGACGAACCGCCGTACGGTCTGGCCGCCAGGCCCCGCCGCGTACCCCCGAACGAGTGAGGTGTCAGCCCCGGGCCCTAGGGTCCGGGGCATGCACCACCCGTGGAGAGCTTTGCGTGGCCTGCCCGGCGTGACCGTGATCTGGCGCAAGCTCCCAGTGGACGTTTACGCCATGACGAACGGCACCGACAGGATCTGGATTGATCCACGTCAGTCACAGGCGGAACGTCGCTGCACGATCGCCCACGAACTTGCACACATCGAACTCGGACACCGCCAAGGCTGCTCGGACCACGACGAGCTGGCGGCGTCACTCCTTGCGGCTCGCCGGCTCATTACGGTCCAGGCGCTTGCCGATGCATTGGTGTGGTCACACGACCTCGACATGGTCGCGGATGACCTGTGGGTTGACCGCGACACTCTCGACGTACGTATCAAGCACCTGCACCCTTCCGAGGTGCATCACATCCGACAGCGCCTCGCGGCTCGCGAGGACGGAGCATGAGGAGTGACGTGAGCGAACCTGAGGCATCGGACCGCGAGGTCGGATGGCATCCAAACGACCGGGCTGGCAAGTACCGCTACTGGGATGGCAGCACCTTCGCGTTCTCAGCAACCCCCGGAGAGCTCAAGAAGTACGCCTCCGCCGAAACGAAGGTCCCGGGGGTTGACTTCACCGCGCCCCTGCACGGGACAGTTCACTACGAGCCCTCGGCGGAGGAGCGGAAGCTCATCTGGAAGATCGTCGCCGTCGGCGCAGCGGCCGTCGCGTTGGTAGTTGGCGCCATCGTGTACATCGTGACCGTCGGCGTTCCGGGAGTTGCCTGGCTCGTGCTGATCGTCGCAGGTCTTGCCGCTCTGATGTGGGCGGGCCGTCACGAGTACGCCGGCGAGCAGCGCGCTCGCGCGGCAGCGCGGGAAACGGACGCTAGGTTCCGTGAGGCGGGCCTGATGGCGAGCAGCGATGCACCGCCGCGCTGCCCCAAGTGCGGCGGCACCCAGTTCAAGCTGCGGCGAACCGGTGGGCAGCGAGCCGCAATCGGGACTGCGACGGTGCTATTCGGTCTCATCGGTGCTGGGGCCGGCGCAGCCGCCACGAACCAGCAGGTGCAGTGCGTGACGTGTGGGCTCTTCTACAGCAAGGTGCAGTGATGCTCACCGATGACTGCCGCGCAGTCCTCGACCTTGAGGCCCGCTCGTGGGTGTTCGCGGGCGAAAAGGAGACCACGATCCGCTCGAAGCTCGGCCTCACCCCGGGGCGGTACTACCAACGGCTGAACGCTCTGCTCGACGACCCTGGCGCGCTTGAGTACGCGCCGGTGACAGTCAACCGGCTCCGCCGCATCCGTGAGTCGCGCCGTGGCGCACGTTGAAGACCTCTGGCTGAATGTCGGGCCCAACGGTCGCAAGACCGTGAAGACAGCCCGCTACGGAACGAAGACGAAGCGCTGGCAGGCGGTGTGGCAGGAGCCCGGGGGGAAGCGCCGCAAGAAGTCGTTCGAGACGAAGGACGCCGCCCAGGGGTGGCTCGACAAGGTCGCGGCCGACAAGCAGACCGGCACCTACATCACCCGGGACAGCGGAGCGATCACGGTCCGGGCCATGTCCGAGCGTTGGGTAGAGGCTCACCCGGACTGGGCTGCATCCACGCGCGCCCGAAACCTCGACATCCTTCGATCTCAGGTCCTGCCGCGGTGGGGCGACGTGCGGCTCGACGAGGTCACGAACGAGGACGTCCAAGCGTGGGTAAACGCCATGACGTGCGCTACGAACACGACCAAACGTCATCACCAGGTGCTCTCGGGGATCCTCACCCTGGCGGTGAAGCGAAAGCGTCTCCCGTACAACGCTGCCCTCGGCGTGGCTTTCCCGGCAGCTGACGGCCGGCCGATGATCGCCCTGACGATCCCTCAGGTCGACGCGTTCGTCGCAGCACACCCGCACTACCTGCGGGTCTGGGCGCTGTTCCTCGCGTTCACCGGTCTGCGCGTCTCCGAAGCGGCTGGCCTCCGGATCCGAGACGTCGACCTCATGCGACGGCGCGTGACCGTCCGGGAGTCCGTCGTAGTCGTCAACGGGCGCAAGGTCGAGCAGACCCGCCTCAAGACGGACGCTGCGCAGGATCGTCGCGTTCCGCTCGTGCCCGAGCTCGTCCCGCTGCTGGACGGTCTCTGCGCTGACCGATCGGACCGAGACAGGGTGTTCGTGTCGGCACGGGGCGCGTCGATCAACCGAGCGAACTACTCCCGCCGCGAGTTCCGGGCAGCAGCCGAGGCCATCGGTATGGCTGGTCTTCGACCGCACGAGCTGCGCCACACCGCGGTGTCCCACGCGATCGCGTCAGGGGCTACGGTCAAGGAGGTCCAGGCGATTGCCGGTCACTCCGACGCGTCCGTGACGCTGAACGTGTACGGGCACCTGTTCGAGGACAGCCTGGATCAGGTCTCTGATCGGATGGGTGCGCACATCGAACGGGCCCGCAAGGCGGCACGCAAGGCTGAGAAGAAGGCTGCCCGGCCCACGGAGAGCCCACAGGCAGCCAAGGCTTAGCCTGTGAACAGGCCTTATGTCCGCGCCGGGCGGCTCTCCTAAAGCGGGTGTCGGCAGTTCGAATCTGCCCAGGCGCACAGTGTGTTGGCGCAGGTCAGGGGCTCCTCGGAGCGCTGCAGAGGCGCAAGACTGGCCACCTTTGTGGGCTGAAGGTCGTAGCGGCCCAAGGCATTTGACCTGCATCAACATCAACCTGCTACACCACCCCGGCCCACAGAGAGCCCACAGATGGACAGGACACCCGAGCAGGTCATCGCGTCGGCGCGTGCCATGGACCGGGCGGTCGCCGCGGGCCTGCCGGGGGATCTGCTCGCGATCATGCTCTCCGCCCGCGCTGCCTGGTGGGCTGAAGGGACGGGTGAAGAAGTGGCGTGGCCCCATCCGCTCGACCTGCAGCGAATACTCGCGCACCCGGCGTCGCGGGAGGTCGACGAGGTGCTGTGGCGGGCGATCCGTCGACGTGTCACACCCCGCCCGTAACGTGGGCGGTGCGGCCGGTGCCGCACGGTGCGGGATGGGGGAGCGGCGTCCCCGCGGGCCTCATAAGCCCTGAGATCGGCGGTTCGAGTCCGTCTCCCGCAACGCAACGAGAAGGGTCGCGGCAGCCAGGAGAGTGCCGCACACAGGGTGACGACCCACCGTCGCTGAGGCTGCGGTCACTGCTCGCCGGACGACGAGCACCCGCAGAGGCCGTGGGTCACTCGCGACGGCCGTGCGCCAGCGGCGCCACGGTTCGCTGAAAGGTGCAGGCTGGTAGGGGATCAGGGAACACGCTCGAAACTGGTCCGAAGTCAGCCCGCCGCTGGTGCACTCACAGCAGTTCCACGTCCGAGTAGCCGCGCTCGTCGTGGCGGCCGATCAGCAGGTTCGTCGTCCCAGGCGTCGCGTAGATGGCCGTCTCGTCGGTGAAGTGCTTCGAGCCGCCGTCAGCGGTCGCGGCCTGGATCCGGTGGATAGCACCGACGTCGAGGATGTTCTGCGAGTGCTTGTGCGCCGTCAGCCAGACGCGCGGGGAGACGCCTCGGCGGGCCTGCAGGGTGGCGGTCTGCTTCAGCAGCCACGCGTCCTCCGTGCCGCGGATCTTGTGCCCGTGCGCTGCAGCGACCGGGACGCCGGCGAGGGTGAACGTGTTGATCATCTCCGTGCCGGGTAGGTGCCAGCGCACGTGCGGGAGTTTCGGTCCGACGATCCGGTCACGCAGGAGCGTCATGAGGAGGTTCTGCACGTTGTCGGCGTCGTCGGTGACGTTCGTCTTCGTGCCGCGTCGTGCGAGCTGGCCGTGGTTGCAAAGGACCGCCCACACGTCCGCCTCCGGGGCGAGGGGCAGAAGTTCCTCGCACACGTACGTCGCGAGGTCCAGGGCACGCAGGATCTGGTCGGTGAGGTTCAGCTCGACGATGTGGGTCTGGTTCTCGTACGAGTCGGCGACGTTCTCGGTGGGGTCGCCCATGAACCCGATCCCGACGCCGGTGATGTTCCGGCCGATGCGACGCAGGTTCTTCAGCCGCACCTTCGCGGCGTCGACGCCACGCAGTACCCGCCACTCGGTCTGCTCGACACCAGTGGTCCCGTGCTCGAGGTCGGCCTCGCGGATCTCGTCCTTGCCGAGCTGCCAGTCCGACGCGAGGTGGGCCATCGTGCACGGCTCACCGAGGCCCGTGCCGGGTGTGCGGCGGACAGTGAGCCGGCGGGCGCGCAGGTTCGCGGCCAGCGCCTCGACGATCTCCTCCGAGCGGCGGTCCAATTCGGTGATGCGACGGAACCGGGCACGGTAGGAGTAGAGGGTGACCCGGTCGCGGATGCCGTCCTTCGCGCGTGCGGACTGCTCCCATGCCGAGAACCGGACCGTGTCATCGACGATGCGGTACTCGTCAGGGTTCAGCCCGGCGAGCTCGTAGACCTTCGCGAACGCACCCTCGTAGTCACCCAAGCGCACCGGCTCATGCGTGACCAGGCCACTGAACTCGCCACCGTCGGGCGTCGCATCGACGACGAGCGTGGGGGCTGCTGTTCGGGGTTCAGGCTGCGCTGCGCTGATCGCGTCAGCGAGGCTCACAGGTGCAGTCCCCCCGCCGGTGCCGCTGCAACGCGCCGGCGCTGATCCGGTGCCCGAGCGTGCCCAGGGCCCGCGCGATCGTCGCCGTGGTCACCGCACCGTCCGCGAGAGCGATGTCGAGCTCGACCTGGTCGCTGGCTGGCAGTGCCTCACGGACGAGATTGGTGCTGCAGGCTGCTCCTCCCCGGGTTCGGTCTGCTGCGATCGCGGCAGCGAGGCTCACTCCTCGACCTCGGGGAGCCCACCGATGGACGTCAGGATCGAGAGCACGCCAGCGAGGCCGGCTGCGGAGCTCACCGAGACCCAGTCGACGTCGAGGATGCCGACGGCGGCGGTGCCGATCAGTGCGACCGACGTCTGGGCTGCGGTCTTCACCGCGCGGACGCCGGCGGCCTTGAGCCATGTGCGATTCACGTTCGTTCTCCTTGCTGGGGGTCAGGCGACAAGACGGGGGATGAGTGCGATGGTCGCTGCGATCACCGCGCCAACGGCGGCCACGACAGCAGGCCACGCGGGGCGGCGAGAGTCCGCGGACGCACGAGCTGCAGCGACGTCGGTCTCGACACGCACGACCGACGCCTTGATGTCGCCGATCTCTCGCCCGATGCCTGTGCGCCAGGCCTCAAACTCGGTCCGTGCGAGGTACCCGGCCTGTTGGGCGGTGACCTCGTGGCGGAGCCCCGCGACGTCGGAACGGAGGTCTTCCAGGCGTGCGACGACGACCGCGAGAGTCGGGTCGTCAGTCGTGTGTGCACCTGGGGTCATGCCCGTCACTTCCAGTAGTCCGTGCGGACCTGAGCGGAGGTGACCTTGACGCCCTTGCTGTTCGTCATGACCAGGATGCGCAGCCGTCGACCGTCGACGAGGGAGCCCTTGCAGGCGACCTGCGAGAACGTGCCACCGGCGGTGCCGATCACCTCGGCGACGGGGTAGTTCGTGACCGTCCTGTACGTGCCCTTCGCGTCGGGGGACATCTGCACGTAGCGGACCTGAACGACACCCCCCACGGGGAGCCCGGACAGGCCGATGTTCAGGAGGGAGTCGAAGTCACCAGCCGCGAGCAGCGCCGACGTCTCGCCCTTGTCGGTGAGCTTGAGCTGCGTCCAGTGACCCGCGGTGAGGGCCTGGTCCTTCGTGGTGTGGACGAACTTGCGGGACATGTCGGGACGCTCCTCGGCTGCGGGGTACGGGTAGGTGGTCTGGTGGTTCTCCATGTGCCAGGACTCGTCGGGGTTCACGTCCTTGATCCACCCGAACTTCGACCCGTGCGTGCGCACCCAAGTGCGGGCGGGCTCGGCGAGGTCGAGCGCGTGGCCGATCTCGTGCTGGGACGAGCCGGGAGGCAACGCGAACGCGCCCTTGCCGGCCTCGTAGAGGTCGCGCATGTGCTGCTGCTCGGCGCGGGACCTGAACGCGTCAGACACGCACCCGCCGGGCATGCCCGCTGCCTTCATTGCCTCGTACCAGGCTGCCGGGATCGGGGCGAGCTCGGCCTGCTCGCCGGTACGGCGATTGAGGTCCGAGATCGGGACGGTTGTGATCACCTGCGCCATGCCCGCATGGTGGGTAGGGGTGTGTCACACCCCGCGTTGCCTCTGCCGCAGCGGCCACGACCCGGTGTGCGCGCCGTTCTGCCGTTGCCGCAACGGCCACGAGTCCGACCCCGGGAGGGTCTGACGCTGACGGAGCCGGGTCAATCCGAGCCCCTTGGGTACCCAGCGCCACCGCCACGGGAGGTGGTGGACCGCGATTATGTTCATGCCCCGCACGTACGTGTGGACCGCGACCTCAGGTGGCACGTCCTCGAACTTGCCTGCGTTCGCGACATCCTGGTGGGGGTCGTGCACGTACTGAGGTCCGGCCATGACCGAGACCAGGCTCCCGCCCTCCACGTGGTAGTCGATGGTCACCCGGACCGTGACGGCACCTTCGTCGCCTTCGGGCCCGGGGGGCAGGAGGTCGCCGCCTGGCTTGATCGGGCCGTCGTCAGTGCTGACCACCGCTGGTGGGTCGCTCCTATCCCACGAGATCTCGACGTTGTCGGGTGTCGCGGCTCGTGCGATGGCCTGGACGATCTCTGACGTGTCACCGCCGGCGCCCGAACCACCTCGGGTCCCCGTGACGCGGTACAGCCACTGACCCCAGGCGCGGGTGTCATCCATCGGTGGCGGGACCGGCAGGTAAGGGCGTGGGCCGAAGCCGCCCGCCTGGGTCACGACCAGGACGTCGACTTCGATCGCTGTCGCCTGACCACCGGTCACCTCGAGGGTCGCCCAGTCGGGAGTCTCAGGCAGCTCGTCGACGGGCGGTCCGCCGATGTCGCCGTCGAGGCGCACGTTCACGAAGGACGTCTGCCGCGACAGGGTCGGCACCTCGCCGTCGAACACGGCGTAGTTGTAGGCGACCCACGAGGGCCCAAGGACGACACCGTCGTCCATGAAACGCCACCACTCAGACCCACCCGAAACGTCAGGGTGGATCGCGCTAGCCCAGTCCTCCTCGTGGAGTCGTTGAGGTGGGTTGATGTTCGAGGCAGCATCAACAAACGAGGCCTCGAACGCCTTCTGGATCAGGTCTTGGCTGGCAACCCACGGGTCGGGCGACAACGTGACCCACGGGTGTGTCGACTGAACGACCCGGTACCGGGGAGGCGTCAGCGGGTCGTACTCGGTCTCGAACGCGGGCTCGTCGACCCACTCGTACGGGTCGGGCATCAGTCGACCCCCGGCCAGAACCGGCCCTCGATCCAGCAGCCCGCACTGGCGATCGACGCGACCCACATCCGCGGGGCGTGAGCGGTCGCGTAGTCCCACGACGTGTCATCCAGCATCCGCCCGGTCACGGGTGCGCTCTTGTCGCCGTCCGCGTCGCTGTACTGCTTCGGGTAGTAACCGCAAGGCTGCGACCGCCACCCCCACGCCATGACCAGCCCGGCCTCGGCGAGGTCGTCGGCGTTCTCATCCCACGGGTTGTCCTCCGCGGTGAGGGGGTTCCCGACGAGGGTGAGGAGATCGGCCGCGGTCACGGGCTCGTTGAACACGGCGACCGCGAACGGTGCCCCCGGATCCGAGGTGGTGATCTTCGTGCGGACCACCGACCCGTACACGCCGAACGGGACCGGGACGACGGACCACAGGTTCGCGAACAGGGCATGCCTCGGCAGGTACCCCGCCGGCGACTCTGCATCGAACGTCGCCCGCGCCTCCGTCACAGACCCCTTCTGCAGGCGCTTGATGAGTGCCTTCGCCGGGTCGGTCGCGTTGCGTTCCCGGTCCCGGATCGCGTCCAGGGTCGGGTAGTCGCGGGCGTTCGTGTCGACCGTCGCCTCGACGGACGTCTCCGAGTACCGCACGTACGCGACATGCACCTGCAGGTCCTCGCCGCGGTGACCCTTGATGATCCCGTTCGATCCTTCCCGGATCCGGTACTTGGGCCGCTCCTCAGGGTCGACGTCGAACGTCACCGTCCCGGACCAGCCCGGGTCCATCGCCCGGGCCAGGAGCTCACGCGCGGCGGTCTTCCCTTCGGACTTGCGCACACCCTGCCCGTAGTCGAACTTTTCCTCGACCCGTAGGACGTCCTCGTCGTAGTCGGGGTTCGCCCCCAGGTCGGTGCCGTCGGGCCCGTACCGACGTGGCATGACTTCCTTCGCCCACGCCAGCGGCATGAAGAACGCATCCAACGTCCCGGTGTTCGAGCCGGTGCCGAACGTCGCCGCCCAAGTCTGCGGGCCCACGAGACCGTCCTGGGTGATGCCGGCTGCCTTCTGGATCTCGAAGGTCCGGGCCCGGTCGTCCTGGGAGAACCGGCCCGTCACAGGCTGGTCGGCGCGTTCCTGCCAGTCCGACACGCCCGTGTTCGTCGAGGTGTCCGCGTCGGTCGTGCCCACAGTGAACCCGTGCGACAGTGACCCCGGGTACTCCGGGGTGTCGTCGGGGCGCCATCCCGGGTACACGGCGTTCCGCCACCGGCCGCCGTCCGGGTTGATGCCCTCCCCGTAGATCACGTTCGGGGCCTGTGACCAGTCCTGCTCGAGGTCGACACCGATGCCTCTTTGCCCGTTCGTGACCGTCCACGACACGGTGCTCGTGTCCTTCAGCTCGATGACCGGTGTCTGGTCGTCGCACGTCACGGTCCACTGGCGGCCGTTCTTCACCGCGGTCGCCAGCAGCTGCTGGATGTACCCGGTGACGCGGGGCTCCCACCCGCCCAGGACCGAGGTCCGGCAGCCCGTGACGACAGGCTCACAGTCCTCGGTGCGACGTGAGACGGCACTGTTCAGGACGTCCGCGATGACCGTGCCGATGTCCTGCGGTGCGGGCGACCAGCCGGGCTGCCGCAACTGCAGGTCCGTAACGAAGACCGAACCCCGCGCGGACACGGTGAACGTGCCGTCGTCCTCTGAGTGGGAGAACTTGTCGATCACCCCAGTCCAGGACTGGTAGTAGCCCGAGGACCGGTTGAACCCGATCTCCACGGACGCACCGGACTCGCACCACGCCGGCAACGTGTGGAAGGTCGTCACCTGCGGGAACTGCAGCGTGGCCTGGACGGCACCGAACGGTTCGCCCCGCTCCCATGTGGGGAACGGGATCGGCACGTCATCCCAGTAGGTGACGTCGACGCCCTCGATGACGACCTGCAGGGTGCCCCAGTCCGCATCGGTCACATCGGTCGGGACCCAGTCAACCGGGAAGCCGTGGTCACCCAGGGTCGGGGTCGGCATGACCTCGGAGTAGCGGCGCACCTTCACCGGGTCCAGACCAGCGGGCGGGTCCTGCGGCTCCGGGCGTGGCGGGCGTGTCCGAGCGCCGCCCTTCTTCGCTGGTGGCGTCACGGGAGGGGTGTACAGGGCGTTGACGTCGACGTCGAGAGTGCCCGTGAACGCCCACGACCCGGCGGCGGTGATGTTCGTGACCGCCGACACGTACTGCGCGATGAGAGCGGCCATGTCCGCGGGGAGAGTGCCGGAGATGCTGTCGGTCACGATGAACCGCGCGAACCGCCACACGTGCCCGGGGCCGCCGCCGGCGAGGAGTGCACCACTCGAGGGGATGCCGTCCTCGGAGGCGACGGACTCGAGGAGCTCACCGTCGACGTAGAAAGCGCGGGTCTCACCGTCTGCCGCGACGGTCAGCAGGTGCAGACCGGGGGACAGTGGACCTGTCGCGGTGTCGCCGAGCAGCCAACCGGAGTCGGGTGTGGTGAGCAGCGACAGCAGGGATGTCGCCATGCCCGGCGCCGGTGATGCTGGGGGTGCGACCACCTGGGCCACCAGGTGCACGGTGAACGCGTCCGACGCGCCCCACTCAGCAGCCAGGATCGCTGGCGCACCACCACCGGTCGTCCGCAGCTCGAGCGCGGCGTGACCGTTGACGTGCGCACCCACGGTTGCGCCGCCTGCGGGAGGCCCGGTCACCGTCCACGTCACGCCGTCGACGGTCCCGCCATCCCACTGGGTGCCATCGGCCAGGGCCAGCGATTCGACGTCGAAGTCCATCAGGCCACCGTGAACGTGAGCGCGCCCGCCTCAATGACGAGGGTGTCTCCCGTCGAGGGGGAAGCGGTGGCGGGGAGGTCCGCGGCGGCGACGAGCGCACCTGACGTGGACGCGTCGAATAGCCCGACCGAGGCGATCGTCCACCCGCTACCAGCGACCCCCGCGTCGATGTCGCTGACGTTCGTCACCCCATCGGTCGCGGGCCCGAACACGGTCTGCGCGACCGCCATGCCAGACATCGCGATCAAGGTGCCGGACGCGTCCAACCAGCCCAGCCACAGGCGGGACGGGATGAGCGCGGACCGGGACGGCCCGAGGACCGCCTGAGCGGCCTTGGACCGGTACGTCGGGCCGATCATGACCGCACCGGGATCGACAAGACGAACTCCTCCATGTTGGCGATCACCCGGAACCGGTCAAGGACGTCCCCAGACCCGGGCGTGATGTCAGCCGGTTCACACGTGTACGTGTTCGTGACGCCGTTGATCGTCACCGTGACGGTGCCACTCATGTGCTGCAGCGCCTCGAACAGGTCCTGGCGCCGGTTGTTGACCGCGGTCCACGACGAACCCAGGCACCGCACCTGAACGGTGAGGATCTGCGTTTCCAGGACAGCACCGAGCAGGACCCGCCCGTTCTGGTAGCGGCCTTCGACCGTGGCGCGACGCCACTGCCGGCCACCTAGTCCCACGCCGATGAGCTCGTACTGGCCGGGGTGCTCCAACGTCAGCGACGGCGGCCCGGACAGTGTGACCTGGGCGGTGATGTCACTCATCGCGGTCGCCTCCCTGCAGTGTTCGCGCGAGCGCGCTGACCGTCACCCCACCGGGCCGCTGCGGTCGGGTCAGTGAAGTAGGCCCGCTGGATGGTCCAGGGCGTGTTCCGTTCGATGGTCTGCGACACCGGTACGGTCACGACCGACGGGGCGCCGGCGATACCACCGGAGGCGAACCCTCCGAGGTAGCGGCGCATCTCCGCCTGCACACCGTTCACACCGGAGCCGCGGGCGATCGCGTTCATGCGGTGCACGAACGACGCACCGACAGCACGCGTCCACTCGGGGCGCATGATCGCCTCACCACCACCCACCGAGATCATCCCCGTGTCCCTACCCGGGGTGTAACCGGGGAAGATGCCACCCGATGCGAACCCCGGCATGTTCGGGCGATGCCCGTACGAGCCGTTGAGGTTGTCCGAGTTGAGAGTCCTCTGGTACTTCGGGGCGTCAGACAGGCCAGACAGGAACGACAGACCCATCGCCATTCCCGCGTCGTACAGTGACTGCGGGTCCTCACCGAGCTTCTTCGCGATATCGGCCACAGTGTCTTTCGTGCCTTCGAGCGCGGAGGTCTTGAACGCGAGGGCGAGCGCGTCACCTGCGTCAGCGCCGGGAGTCAAGAGGGCCTGCTGCGCAATACCTGCGAGGTCAGCGACCTTGGCCGAGTACTTGTCCTCCTTGACCCGGTTCTTGTTCGTCTCCTTGATCAGCGACTTGCCGCCACCGAGGAGCGCGTCGATCGTGTCCTTCGACCCGACCGGGCCCGCGTTGATGATGTCGAGGAGGTCGGTGGCGTTCAGGCCCTGCTTGCCCAACTTCTCGATGTTCTTCGTGAAGTCCTTGGCGGCCTTCAGGTTGGCCTCCTGCTTCTTCCTGTACTGCGCCACCGGGTCGCGTCGGGCCTCGGTGTCCGCCAGGTCGTCCGCCGCCTCCTTGGCCTTCTTGCGGGCCTCCGTGACGGCATCCTCCGCACGAGTGATGTCGTTCGCGGACACCTTCTTCTTCCCGCGCGTCTCCTGCAGAGACGCCTCCGCGTCCCGGACCCCCCGTGTCGCGTCGGCGACCTTGTCGCGGGCGTCCGCGACGTCGTCGGCGGTCGACAGGTCCAGGTCCGTGCCGGCGAGCTTCAACGCGGACGAGAACGCCTGCTGGGCTGCGTCCTGCACCGAGTTGATCGACTTGACCTCCTCCGACGACCAGTCCCGGACCGCGTTCAGTGACGCCTTGTAGGCGCCTGTCTGCGTGACCATGGTCTTCGTCGCCGCGTCATCGACCTTCTTCTTCGCCTCGACGATGCCCTTCGCCTTGTCGAGGCGGTCGCTTTGCTCGTTGACATACTTGATGAAGTTCTTCGCGACACCAGTCGAGCCCGCCGCCCGGTCCGCGATACTGCGGGAGTTTGCCCAGTCCTGCGCGGCCTTCGTCGCCCGGTCCGCGGCACCCGGGACACCCATCCACGCCTGTGTGACCAGGTCGATCGAGATGCCCATCTGGTCGGCGGCGTCGGTGATCGTTTTGTGGCCCTGCAGACCGAAGAACTTCGACTTCGTCAGGTCGGCCTGGATCCAAGCCGTCGAGTTGTCCGTCAGCTTCCCCGTCGTCACGTCGAGGGTGTCAGCGAGTTCGCGCGTCGACGCCTCCGCTTGCGCGTTGGACGCAGCGAACGCGGCGACCGCCACCGCCACCGCCGTGACTGCCAGACCGACTGGCCCACCGAACGCGGCCACCATGGACGCGCCCGCCGAGCGCGCGATCGGGCCGACCGCCCCCAACGTCGCACGCATCTGCCCGAGGACGGCGCGGGACCGCCCGACCTCCATCGTGAGGAGCTGGGTCTGCAGGCGGGCGTTGCTCATCGCCGTCGTGTACGAACCCCAGACGGCGCTCGCGCGGCCCTGCACGTTCAGAAGACGGACTGCGAGAGTCGCCGCACCGAACGTCAGGATCATCGACTGCATGGGGGCGTCCAGGCCGTTGAACGCGTTGGCGGTCTGCTTGACGACGCCCAGGCCCTTCGTCGCCAACTGCAGGAACCCCGTGTACGCCGGAACGAGCGAGCTGGTGATCGCGGCGGCGGCGTTCCGGAACCCGGTACGGGCCGCGTCCAGGGTCGCGGTGATGCCGCCGGACGACTTGATCTTCTCCATCAGGCCACCGAAGGCCTTCGTCTGACCGTTGATCCCGTCCGACCCCTCCTCGATGCCCTTGACCAGCCCTTGGATCGCCTGGTCGGCCGGGACGAGGCCCTTCTCGATGAGCTTCTGGAAGTCGATCGTCGACATGTTCGCCTGGTTCGCGAGGATTTTCAGCCCGTTGATCCCACCCTCGGACAGCTGCAGGAGCTCCTGGGACTGCAGGCGCCCCTTCGCGTTGATCTGCCCGATCGCGAGCCCGAGGCGCTGCAGCCCGTCCGCGCCCTTACCCATCGCGGTCGACGCGTCACCGATCGCCGTCAAGATGGGGATGACCTGCTGGGTGGCGATGCCGTACGACAGGAGCTTCTGCGCCTGGTTCGTCAGGTCCGTGAACGCGTACGGAGTCTGCTTCGCGAACGTCAAGATGTCCGCGAGGAACGACTTCGCCGCGGACTCGGTGCCGAGCATCGTGGTCAGGGCGACCTGCATGTTCTGCGTGAACGTGTGGAACCCGATGCCGACGTCCCACACCTGCTTCGCCAGCAACGCCATGCCGCCGAAGCCGGTCAGCATGAGCAGTGAGGACTTCATCCCGCCCATCGCTGTGACGGTCCGCTGCGACGTCTGCTCGGTCGACGCCGCGACCTGGTTGTTCGCCGCGGTCGCACGGCGCATGTAGTCGTCGAACGCCGTCGAGGACTGGCGGGTGCTGTTCTGAGTGTCCGCTGCCTGGCGGCGCGTCGCCGACGACACACGATTCGCGGACTGCTCGAGAGCGGCCGCCGACCGGTCGAGGGCCGCAGCGGCGCGAGTCAAGGCCTCCGTGGACGCAGACGCGAACTGGTTGATCAGTCCCAGCCCTTGGGCGAGTTCCTGACGCAGGGACGTGATGTCCCCGGTCAGACGAACGCCGAGCGTGTACGTGTCAGCGAGGGACACGGGTCACCTCCGTGTGCCAGCCGCGCGTGAAGTCCGGGCCCGCGGTCTCCGACTGAGCCCGGATGTGGTCCTCGAACTCCTCGGCCCGTGCGCACGTCGCGCAGTGCTCCCGCTTGATCTGCATCAACGACGGGTCGGTCATTGCCTCCCGGGGGTGCCCGGCGTGGCAGGTGTTCCGCGACCGGATCGCCGCGGCGATGGCCAGGTCCTGGGAGCGTGCCGGCCAGTCGAGGAACGCGTCGTGGGAGATGCCCAGCTCGTTACAGACGGACACCTCGACGGCCAGGTTTTCGTCCTCGTCGAGCGCTTCCGACGCCCACGTGTAGTCAGGCAGCGCGACCCGTAGGGCCCGCTCGTACGCGTGCAGTGCGTCCGCCTCGGATCCGGTCTCCCACACATCCGGGTCTTCGTCGGCGAGGTTGAGGAGTTCGACGGCGAACTCGTCCGTCGGATCGGTGGGGTCGACACCGGGGTGGGCGAACCGAAGTTCAGCCCACTGGCGGCGTGAGACCCGTGCTGTCACCGCTGTGCCGCGACAGCCGTGCTGATCAGCATCCACACCTCGGACTCGGCCCACTGGTCCGACTCGAGGATGTCCTCGACGTCACCAGCGGACAGCTTCGGGTCGAGGGACGCCTCCTTGAGGAGGGTCGGTGCGATGGAGTCGACGTCGAACTCCTCGTCCTTGTTCTTGGACGAGTGAGCGGCCTTCAGGGCGCGCCACGCCTTCCACCCGAGGGGGCGGAACGTGTACCAGGTGGTCGCGCCAGTCAGCGCCTTCTCGGCGGTGTCGACCTCTGCGCGTAGTGCGGCGAGGTCGGCCTCGTCGTCCTGGTACAGCGCCTCAGCGACGGCCTGGGGGTCGTCACCGGGCTGGCGTGCCTGCGCGATCGCGACGCGGTCGATGAACGTCTTGAGGAGCGCTTCGGTCTTGCTCTCGAGCTTGCTGCGGGCGTCGATGACCGCGTCGGCCGCGTCCGGGTCGAGCACGACCGGGCACTTGTGGATCCGGGGGGACTTGTCCATGGGTGTGCCTTCCTGAGCGTGTGTGGGTGCGCCCGCCCACCCGTGTGTGGTGGCGGGTGGGCGGGCGCGTCAGGGGTGGGGTCAGGAACCGGTCGGGTTCACGACGCCCTTGCGGAGCTCCTCCTGCGGGGTCAGGTTGATGACCGTCGTCGCCGCGGCGGCGTCGAGGGTCAGACCCGGGACCTGGGAGTCGACGGTGGCGCGGACCCAGTACGCGACGTCACCCGTGCCGGGGGTCTGCGTGTTGCGCAGGATGACGAGGGTGCCCTCCTCGTCCTGCTCGAGGGTCTCGAGGATCAGCTGCCGCGCCAGGGCGATCGCGTCCGTGCCGTCGTCCTCGACGACGGTGATCGACGGGGTGCCGAACGTCCGCTCGCCGGGGATCTGGTACGACTGCCGCGACCGCAGGACGGGCACGTTGATCGGGGACGAGGACGGCTCGAAGCCGGCCATCGCGTTGATGCCGTCCGTCAGATCGATGCCGTCCTCGATCTGGGCTGTGGTGGGGCCGCCCGCGGCGACCTGGATGTTCGCGGGCAGCCAGAACGCCGCACCGGTCCCACGCCACATGAAGAGTGCCATGCTGGCTCCTGTGTGTCCGTTGCAGCGGTGTTGCTGCTGGACGACATGGTCAGGAGGGGGGTGTCACACCTTCCGGGCGGTACTGCCAGGCCAGTTCGAACGTCTCGACCCACGTGTGGACACCGTCGGTGAGGTCGCGGTGCCCGTCCGCGGTGGTGCTCGGGTTGTCGAATGCGTACCCGTCTGCGGCCAGGGGGTAGAGGGGCTTGTTCCGGCGGTCGACACCAGTCAGAACGTCCCGGACTGTGTCACCGGCGAGGCGGGCCTCCTGGCGTGTTGCGGCGCAGATGGTGACCTGGACGAGCATCCGGGACTTGTCTGGGCCACCCATCGCGAAGTACTCCGTCCGTGGTGGTGTCACGGGCTCCACGGCGATCGTCCGGGTGGCGAACGTCGGGTCGTCGAGTTCGGCCGTCCACGGGTCGGGGACGTGCGCGTTGAGATGGTCGACGACCGCCAGGAGTGGGGTGTTCGTACGTGTCAGGCTCACTGGCCGTTCACCACCTTCGAGATGGCCGCCTTCACGGCGGCAGTGAACGTGCGCTCGATCTCGAACGCGGCCGGCCGCCAGTGCGGGTACGGCGGTTGGTGTCCGGGGCGCCCGTACTCGAGGGCCCGTGCCTGCGGTGCGTTCGTCCCCACAACGGCCACGGGCATGGCCCCCTGGTACCCGGTCGTCAAGGTGATGGACCGCCGGTAGTCACCAGTGAACACGTTCGGGCCCGGACCAGTCCCGGGAATGTGCCCACGCCGCGCTGACGCGGCGGACGGGTGGTACGCCGACGACGCCTTCGCGCGGACGAGGGTCTGCAACTGTGCGCCGGTGCGGAACACCGCGGATGCGATTTCACCGTCGGCGCGGACCGCGAGCCGGTCCAGGCTGTCGACCAGGCCCCGTGTGGTCACCTCGACCCGCATCATGCGGGCGTCCCAGGTCGCGCGTAGACCATCAGGGCCGCACCGGCTGAGGTGATGACGTGCCCGATGACCTTCGCATCACGCCCCACCTGGTGCGGGTCACGAGACGCGGTGACGACGACCCACGCCCCGACGGGCGGGGGGGTGACGGCAGGCTTGAGGATGACCTTCCAGTCCGACGGACGCACGTCCAGACCCGGGATGACCTGCTGGGTGGCGTTCGCGTTCCCTGCGGCCACGACGAGCGCCGGCAGATCGGCGGCGAGGACGGTCGCGGTGGTGCTCGTGTCGAGGGTGGCGGGATCGGTGACCGTCGTGCGTGTCTCCAACCGAGCTACCGTCCCGGAGGTGTCGACGGCCTGCTCGACGAGGCTCTGACCGAGCGCGAACAGTGGGGCGAGGTCAACCATCGGCCATCTCCCGCAGCGTCTCGAGGACGACCCGGTACACGTCCTGCCGGCCGCCGCGGACCTTCGCGGTGGCGCGCCGCTCGAGTTCGCCCACGTCGACACGGCCGAGTACGGCGACGGCAGCGGCGTCGATCTCGTCCTGGGTGGGGTCGCGCACGAACTGGACGACACCCTCACCGGTGACGGTCGCATCGCCGGCAGTCCAGATCGTCACGGTCGGGATCGTGTTGTCGGCCTCGAAGACGACCCTGCCCGCGGCGACCGTGGTGCCGTCGACGGTCACCGTGGTCTCGCCTGCGGTGGCGTGGATGGTGAACTGGGTCAGGGCCATGGCGTCATGATCGGGGTGGGTGTGTCAGGCGGTGTGCTTGGCGAGGTTGGCCGCGAACCGTCGACCAGCCGCGGTGTTCGGGATGACACCTGCGGCGGTGTCTAGCCCGGCAGACGCACGCGCTGGCGTGGTGGATGTCGCCGTCGCGCGTGCCGTGGAGGCCTGGGCTCGCACAGCCGCATCCCACGTCGCCTGCGTCGTTCCCGTTGGGGTGGGCTCCGCGGTGCGCGCTTCACGCGCCGATGCGATGTCCGGGCGGGGGGTTGTCGACCGGCGGCAGTTCGGGTGGCTGAGTGGATGGGCGCGCGCTGACTCGAGCGG